ATCTTCCTCAATCATTGCTTCGCCCTCATATTCATAGTGTTTGAGGTGCAATTTAATTGAGACATTTTTCATTCTCCTCGGAAACAATTTTACAGCGGAATATTCTAACATTCCATACAGAGCCAGTCTTACCTTGGCATCAATACTTTTTGCGTGAATTATCGTTTTCATTTATTCCTCGGTTAAATACGAAAAAGCCCCATATCAGTCTAGAGGATCTAGAATCGCTACTACTGAGCTAGGGGCTCTCACATCTGGCTAATACTCCTGCCAGCCTTCGCAAATTGTTTCGACAAACAATCAAGGAAAAAACATCTTGTAGGGTTTGTCTGAGAGGCTTGTTCCCTCTCTCTGATCTCTGATACTCATTTCAAGCCCCGTCACATCGGCCGTCTACGTTGGAATTCTGCGATTTTTAAAGATGTCTCTTAGTCAAACATCTCCGCATCCGTACTCTGTAGGTGACTAGGGGGAAGCAACCAGAGAATCTATCGCTTCCTATTTTATTCGGTCAACTTTTGTCAGATCATTGGTACTTTCATTTGCGGTTATGAGAGAAACCAGAGCTTCCACCTACCGTTGTGGGTAATTGATTTCTCTCTCATTCTCTAAGTATATTATATCAAAACCATATGAAACTGTCAAGTCTTTTTTTGTATTATTTTGATAAAAAGTCCATTAATTCTCGGGTGACTTTTTCCTTCTTTTCATCCTCTGTAATAACTACAGGTCGTTTTTTATTGGGTTCTCCTTTAGTGAGAGAATTTTTTCGTGGTCTTGGATATTCAAACTTTCCGAATCCTAATTCTTTTTGGCTGAGTATCGCATTGAATTTCACGAAATCTCCAACTGCTATATTTTCTTCTAGATAAATTTCCGGGACTGTTCCGTATATTTTGTATCCCTTGAAATCTTCAATTGTCATCTTAATAATCTTGAAGACTTTTTCCTCAATTGATATAACTTCTCCAATGACCTCGCCATTACCTTCTTTTATGGGTACCATTCGTGCAAGACGTTCTTCATTATTTTTTGGGTTCATATGAGACCTTTTTAATATTTATAGAACGAACTTCTTTCATATAGAATATATTATACGTGGAACGAAGGTCATAGTCAAGTCTTTTCTCTCCTTTATATAAATACTTGTTTAATACCCAGTAGAGAGAAATCGATGAAATTAATCAAAAATTATATAATTTCAGCGACTTTGATATGTTTGGTAATGTTGCTGAGTGCTTGCAATTATCAAATTGTACCGATTCCAGCCGCCGAACCGAAAGTTGTTGAACAAGTGAAGTCCAGGTTTCACGGAGATTATGAAGTGTTACGCCTAAGGGCGATGTGGGCAGTATGCGCCCAATCATATCACCAGAAGGTTCCAACCGCTGGTCCAAATTTTGTAGCATCCATATGCGATTGCTATGTAGATAAAATAAGAGAAAATTATAGTCAGAAAAAACTGGTGACTATAACTAAGCCAGAAGCAATGGAAATGGGAGCGAAATATATAGGTCAATGTAATGCGGAATTTATGGACAAACTTGGAAGACAACAAGGTCAGGGTCAAGGCACGAACTGGACACCAGAAACAAAACACGAAATATAGTCACAAATGGATGTGTGTCTTAACTTAATATGGGAAAATACAAAAAATATAAAGAGCCTATGAAAGAGGATGAAGGAGTAAAAGATAAAATTGTTGATGCTCTGATACCAGAGGCGAATGGAGTAACGGAATCTGATCTGCAAAGACGATTGCATTTTGCGGCCAGATTCCTCGTAACCGTATGTCAATTCTGTTTGCTGATTTTGATGCTATTCTTATTATTTTACCAGATAGTTCCCGACAGTTCAAGGGATCTTGTGTCAGCAATTACAGGTATGTTAGTTATTAGTCAAAAAGATGCAGTTCAATATTGGTTCGGTCATCATCGTATTGGTGGTGATCAAGACCTCTAAATTATGGAGATATTATGTACAAAGTTACAAATTTCATACAAAAATTAATTATTATAATATGTTGTTCAATTTTATTGTTTTTCGCGGGAGCAAAACTGAAATCAGTATTAGCCAACGATAACAAAACAACAAAGAAATTCAACGGAAATTATCCCACACTTCAGGTCAGAGAACTATGGCAAGTCTGTAGTTTAACCTTTCAGCAAAAACATCCAGGACTCCCTCAAGCATTGCGTTGGTTAGTATGTGACTGTTATACGGACATCATAAGAAGAGATTATACACCGGAACAAGCGGCTAGACAAGGCGCAGGTTTAAATGAGAAGGAATTGACTGTAACGTTGATTAATGAATGTAACGGATTACTTCCTACAGACGATATACACACTTAATCAATCCATCCTTCACCCTTATTCCAGTGGTGAAATCGATGTTTGATGACAGTCCAAAATAATCCTACCAAACTATTATCTGCATAAGTTCCATTATCTACCAATAATACATATTTAGGGTCCATTTTGTACTCCTTATCCTTTTTAGGTGTTAAATGATCTAAGTCTTCAGCTTTCATTTCATCTCCAACCTATAGAATTTGGCTGGAAATCTTAAATATTCATATCGTGGATTAAGAATCCAATCTTCTATAGGTTCTTCTGCCACCCTTTTTGCAATTCTATCTATTACAATATTTTCTTCTAAAACCCACATAGGATCGCTTAACATATAGGTTGCTGAAGGATTATCCAAATATGAGGGAATATAATCTTCATCTAAATCCACTCCAATTCCAATCTTGACTGTCGTACATTTCCATTTGTTTTAGCTCCTTTGCACGTTCTCTAGAGGCATCAGCTACCGCTTCATCAATAACGTGTTGAGGAACCATTTCTTCAACATACTGGTCATCTATACCTTGAGGTTCGTGGCCATCGTGCCATTCTTTTTCTGCAATCTTATCTACTTCTTCATTTTCCATTTTCCTCCGTAGTCTAATTCACAATATCGGTGAATGTCGCTAAATTTAGCTAAGATACCACCTTCACTCTGAACAACTCTATATTTTCTTGCACAATCTTCCGGACTTGTACATCCTCCTACAAGTGCAAGAATTATTAAATATTTTTTCATCTTCTCTCCGCATCTTCCTTTTTCATATAATTAGAGTTAATTAAAATTCTATTTTTATGTTTTGTTGGAGAACATCCAGTATGTAACAAACTTCCATCAAATAAGACTAATCTATTTGCTTTTGGGGATACTCTCGATTTCTCTTTCATTCGGAAACCATCAGTCTCTCGGATATCATAAATTATAGTATCTCCATCCGTTTCATTTACATAAAATACAGTAGCAGTATTAGGAAATGGAAAATCTGCGTGTGGAGGATGTATAAATTCATCTTTTGACCAAGTAACCATATCTGCTCTCCCCCTTACAACAAAATCACATTCAGCAACGTCCATTATCTGATACAACAATGGTTCCATATAGGGTCCGAATGGAGGAAGTGATCTCTTATCTTGATCCCAAAAAGTATGTGAAAGTCCGTATCCGTTAAAATTCTCTACAGAATTAGTTTCGTTTTCTGGGTCGGTAATATTTTCTAAATATTTCCAATCAAAATTAGAGCCGGACAAAATCTCTAGTATACTCTTATAATATGTTTTGGACAAAAAATTATCAATTATTTTCATCATTAATTTAGCAAAGGTGATTCATTAACTCGTCCAGTTTCCGTATTTACAGTTTGTTTGAATCTCGTTGAAATAGTTCCACAAACTACCACTTCTTCTTTAAGTTTCTCCAAATATTCAACAATACCTACAACTTCATTTGGATCTACGACCAACATCATTCCAATACCATCATTGAATACTCTTCTCATTTCTCCATCAGAGATATTACCATTTTTCTGTATATAGTCAAATTCTTCTGGTCTAGTCCAATCATTATTCCATCTTGGTCGTAAATTCAAATTTTCTCCCATCAAACGATTTAAATTTTCTCGACCTCCACTAGTAATATGACATATACCGTTAATAAAGGGAGCATATTTTCTTAGAACGGACAATATCGTATTGACATAGATACGTGACGGAGTTAATAAGCGAATAATCATTTCTTGATCGCCTTCTGCAACTGGTATATCATTCCAAATTTTTCTAATAAGTGCATATCCATCAGAATGAAAACCCGATGATCTCAATCCAAGTATTACATCACTATCTTTGATATTCTTTCCATCTATATAATTCTTTTTAGGACAAGCTCCTACACCAAATCCGGCAATATCTAAAGTTTCTATTTCAGGCTGTATAGGAGTATTTCCACTGATTAATGGAGGTCTTCCTTCAAGTGTTTTTAATGTCTCATTAAGACCATCTATGAATTCGTGTAGTTCATCATTAATGGCTGGTACTGCTAAATAATCACTCATAAATAAAGGAGTTGCTCCACTACATACTATATCATTAAATACCATTGCTACGAGGTCTTGAGAAAGATTCTTGATGCTTATACCTTCATATTTTTCTTTGCTTTCTTGATATAACTTAATCTTTGTGCCAATGCTATCGCAACTAGAAACAAGAAAATCAGCACCTACATCAAATGCTCCACAATGTCCACCCAACCACGGCATTTTTGCGGATAGTTTAGCATTAAAAAACTCTTGATCTGTGAGACTTACACCTACTGAATCATAATCCATTTTTTACCACTTTCCTAAAGGACATTGATTTGATTTTAATCTTGTTTTAACCTTTAACATACATCCACATTTATTACAGTAATTAATCCAACCTCGATTGAACATATCCCTTGATTCAGGACATTCAGCACAAATTGCCAATCGGTCGTCCGAAAGTTTTTTCGCTTCGCTTGTCCAAAATTTTGATCCAGCTTTAATATGATCCCAAGTACCTGTTTCCTTTTCACAATCAGGACAAGGAACATTTGGATCCAAATTTTTATCTTTTATCTCGTATCTTTCCCCAGTCCAAGGATTAATTCCTGTTTTAGTTTTTTTTGCCATAGCGAGTATATACTTTGTTTTTTGGATGATCTTCACCTTTAACTACTATATAAGGAAATGGTTTAGGACCTCTATCGTTCTCGGCCTTCTTTTTCCATTTTTCCCAAATGTCTTTAGATAATTCATTCCGCTTATCTTTGGCGTCCATCTTATTATCAAAACCAACTGCAACAATTTTTTTGACTTTGGTGTCCTTCACACTATATATGTTTTGTCCCGGAAAAGTTATATTGTTATTCACTATTACTGCCATTTTCATCCCCTATAATTAAAATTGATTAATACTCTAATTTTTTTATCAGTACAAGAAGTGCCACGATGTTTCGTCCCTGCCGGAAATGAAATCAATTTATTTGCGACACTTTCAACTCTAAATCCATTCTCAAATTCTGTATATCCATCATTGTTATTCATATACAATATTGCGGTGGTATAATAATTACTATTTTCTTGAATATCAGTATGAAATGTATTTACTTCTATCTTTGGTGTTCTTGTGAGTAAATTAGCCTTTATTCGATGAAGGTCTTTGGCTTTTAGTTTTTGACAAACTAAATTTAGATTATATTGAGATAACCAACCCCCAAGTCCTTGATCATAAAAAGCGTGTGTGAATTGAAACTTATCCACATCATCTAGAGTATCAATATTATCCATATAATACCAAGGAAACTCTTCCCCTAACATTATCTTTTGAATGTCTTGAAAATCATCTATGTCTAAAAAATTTTCAATCGATATTATTGTTGGTGTCATACCAAATATTTCCAGAAATTGAAATTCTTTCTTTATCGCAATTATAAAAAGGGTAAACAGAGTGTTTTAATTTTGCAGGAAAAAATAACATTCTTCCTTCTGATTCATCATCTAATGTATATCTATATCTTGTAATGTCTCCCAACATCGTAGTATATACGAATTCAAAATCAGAAGCACAGGGTAAATTACTATTAGCACTAATTGGTAATGCGTGTTGCTCTCTCCAATCAGTAGGAATTTTTATCCATACCACAAAAGAAAATACTCCACCGTGACTATGAAACGGATTGAATTCAGTCTCTTTTTGATAATTCACCCAAAGCGAATGAGTAAATGGATCATCCGAAATATAGTTATCAGGATAAGATTCTGCAAATTCAACAATCAGTTTAGACAAAACGGTTTTATAAAACCATCCGTCTTTGTCTTCTAAATTAAGAGATTTTGATATATTTCCTGCTAACAAATTGCTTACAATTTCAGGATTTTCTTCCGCTGTTTTAATATAACTCTGTAATCTTTCCGTTATATATGGAGCTAACTCTACTTCTAACCATCCGACAGGTTGTGGTGGAGTCATTGCATTTAGAGTAAAATCTCCAATCATATATTATCAGCCTCAGATTTATCTAATCTCAGTTCCTGAAAGATAGGTAAAAATAACGACCAATGTTCACTATTTTTATCCTTGATCTTTTCATTATATTTAACAGAAACTATCTTTCCGATAAATTCATCAGGATCTTTCTTTCTGTGTTCATCATTCAATCCAGAACCAACATTAACTTTAAGAGTTCCATCCTTTGTTGTGCAAGAAAGTGAACCTACTTGACCTTCATATTTTCCTGTGCCTTCTTGAATTCCTTCAACTAAAAGGTCTGCTTCAAGTTCAGCTTTCATTTTAACCTGATATTTAGAACGTTTATCTTCCCAAGGAGAATCGCCATTCTTTACAATAATTCCTTCTTCTCCATCTTCTAATGCTTCATTGAAAATTTCCACACAATCATCATAACTCCCAACAGTCTTAGTTTGTAGAATACTAATAAGGTGATCTTCTTCGACTTTATGTGAGTAACCACCAGTAACTACTGCTTCCATTCTTTCCCGTAAAATATCAACTCGGTCAAAATATGGTATTTCACAAATTCCTTTTTTGAAATCTTCTAACGGAATCATATCCCAACATTCAAATCTAACACGTTTGGTCTCTTCAGGTGATATAGTTCCCTTTACTGCTTTATTTAAAATACCATTACCCGTTTTTCTATCAAGAACATATAAATCATTCTCATCTAGTACAAGCAATTCTCCATCAAGAACAGCACCGTGAAATACATTTAGATTTGCCAAAGTAGGAGATTTGTAAAATACATTCATCACAAATTTATCAAAATGTCCAGATAAACTAATCTGCTTACCATTTCTTGAACGGACATCGACTACACCTTCCGAATCAATGATGATATTTGCTCTCATACCATCCAATTTTGTCTGTACAAGAGCGGGATATTTAATGGACTCAAAAGCCTTTTGATTGAATGCTGAAGCAAGCATACAAGGATAGGTTTCAATAAAATCTTTACCAAATATTTTGTTCACAGTAGCAATGCTTACACCACACTTCAGGTCCTTCGTCACCACTCGTTTAATAACTTCCGCATTCTCTTCTGTAACACTTAATAAAATCGTTTGGAGGTGACGAATAGCGGCGTTTCCAGTAACCTCCCGTTTCGTTAGTAACTGTAACTGTTTTAATGCCCAATCTAACGACTTAATAGGAATATCTTGTTTACGCTCGTATTCAGGAATCTTTCTCTGAAAATATTGAGTATAAGGATCGAGAGCGGCTTTCAAAACACTTTTTAATTGCTCATTATCTTTGTTGACTGTAAGGACATTTTCCTTAAATAATCGTGAATTGTCACTTTCAAGTTCGGCCAGTATTTCACTTACCATTTTTCTCCTCTTGCTCTTCTATGTAATATTGCTAATCTTTCTAGATGTTCTTTTTTCCATTTTACTTCTGCCTTTTCTTCTTCCTCTTCTTTTTTAGAATCCTCCAATTTATTTCTTTCACCAATCTTCTTGATATTTTCTTGATCGTTCATTAGAAATCCGTAATTACGTCCGTTAATTTAGACAGTCTATTCATAACGAAATAGTTATATAACTTTTTTCGACTGCCTGTGGGCTCTTTTTTAAATGCGTTCTTTATATCATTAATGAGCAATTGAGGAATTTTCTCTAAATTCACCAGTTCATCATTTCTTTCCCATCGTTTAGTCATTTCCTGAGTTGTACAAATCTCATCTGGTTTTTGAGTCAACCAAACATCTAGCTTTTTCTTCGCAACTGGAGTTTGACGGATTCCCTCTACAAGACAATCATCCGCAGATAAGAAATTTGGTACTCCGTCACCCCTATCTCCTCGGATAGTGTGTTCTTTAAGATACGCTATTGGATTTGAATGTTTGACAAATTTCTTTTGCATAGGAGAATATTGTACGACTCCTTTATATTTGTGTAGCTGAATAAAGTCTTTATCGGATGAGAGAATAAGGATTTTCTCTTCTGCGTGGTGATATTTGCATATCACACCAATGACATCATCCGCTTCTGCTCCCATAACTTCAATAAACTTATAGGGAAAATGTTCTTTCAAATCTGACCGTAGTTGATCAAAGATTTTGAAGATTATTTCCCAATCAAATGGGGACTTTTCTCTACCACTAGCACGACCAGCTTTGTAAAGAGGAAATACATCCTTTCGCCAGTAGTGTCGGCTATCGTTACATATGATTATTTCTCCATATGTCTTAGTAAATTGCTTTCTATAATTCCGAAGCGTATTCAGGATCATATGTCGTAGCAAGTCCTCAGATACATCGGCCTGAGTTTTAGCATTCATCATCAAATTTCCAATCATTACCTGATTGAAGTCAATCAATATCATTTTTTCTCCTTTATTTTAAGAAGTCATCTGTCCAATCGGGAATATTATCTGGATCTGTATATATGCACCGAGCAAGGACCTTATCTCCATTTCTTACGTGAGCATAATATAAAGACTTCACAAAAGGATATGGAGTAATGCGAATAAAATTTGTCATATAATTAATATGAGTTGTCATCATTTCACAATGTTCATATGGCACAGGAAATTCCATCCGTCTTTGATTAAATTCCTTAGTAAGTCCGTCAATTGCTTCAAATTGTGGATTAGCCGTTAATATGTAAACTATTAATATCCATTTCATAACAATGCTCCATCTTTCGATGGAGGAGCATTTACTTCTCTTATCGCATCCTTGAGTTCACGTATTTCCTGTGTCAACTCTTTAATAACTTCAACCAGTTCATTTTCTTCTTCTTCTGGTATTTCATCTAAAAAATCCATACTAGAGTTTTTTCAATTCTTTGATAAATTCTTTGACTGTATTAGTTACTTTCCAGTTTTGAATCTGTTTATGCAGGTCTGCTCCCTCTTTCACCAACTTATCTTTTTCGTCTTGACAAAGAGAGTAAATTGGCATTTTTATTAGTGTCTCTATTATACTCACCTCAAAGTGCATTGTCAAGTCTTTTTTGATTGCTTTGCGATTTTTGTTTTTGAAATCCAATCTACCATCAATAATCATTTGAATGAATTTAATCTTTGCCTGAATGATCTTCAGATTCTCGGTCCCTTCTGATACAAGATACTCATATCTCTCATTGTATTTGAGAATTCGATAGTCACAAAAATCCTTGATGATATCAATAGGAGAATCATAGACTTTTAGTTTCCCATTGTGGTCAATGACCGTAATATTCTCATTAATTTTCTTCCTCAATTTGAATAAGGAAACAATTTGATAATCTTTCAATTTCTTGGCACGCTTTAACGTGACATCAAACTTGAATCCAGTCTTGTCGCATTTGTCTGTATATGATACAATTTTTCCAGCATCTTCCAGTTTGTCTAGAATTTGAACGTATGTTTCTCTATTAAATCCAACAGGCACTTCAGTAATTTCTAGCTTGGTTTGTCCTGATAGAGTGAATTCTCCTTCACAATAAATTTCATCATTCTCCTCATAGACTTTTCCAGAGAATTCTGGGTAATATGGGAGGAGTTTTTCGTTGTCTATATTCTTACCGCTGAGATATGCTTGACATAACTCTGAAATTTCTTTTGGATTTCTGGGCTGAATTTCAGTAGCAAATCCGACAGCAATTCCTTTAATTCCATTCACTAAAACCCAAGGAATAATAGGTAAATAGAATTCTGGTTCCGGGTCTTCTGGATCACCACTCTTATCAGCTACCATCGTATCAGCAAAATATTTATCAAAATTAGCACTCATCTTGACAAACGTATATCTGGGAGCGGCCGCATCAGGTACTAGACGTGATCCGAAACTCCCTTCACCCTCTAATAATGGAATGTTATTTGAGTGTATTTGAACCATCTTTGTAATTGCTTCGTTTAATGAAGCATCACCGTGATGATAATTAGCACTAGATATAGTATTTCCACTTAATGAAGCGGTCTTGATACGACTCGTTTTGGCCGTTTTCAATGCTGTAAAAAGAATCTTTCTTTGTGATGGTTTTAGTCCATCAATCATATGAGGAATTGCTCTACTGTACAGAACATATTTACTATATTCCTTATATTTTCCGTCTATTAGTTCAGATATATTCATTGCATTAACCATTGTTTTCTTGGGAGTGAATTTTTCCCAAATGCTGTTTCGAGTGAAGAATTTCCTCCACTATCGTATTCAAGAAACTCAACTACAGGATCATTAATCATCAAATCATATTCATCGATTGATAAACTACCTAATCCCTTATTATATTCTATTGCCCAACTATTGTCAAGTGATTCTTTAGTAAAATCTTCCAGATCATAAAATCTTTTAATTTCCTTACCCTTCTTGGCGATGACAATCGGAGATTTGATTAATAATATTCGGTCTTCCTCGAATAGTTCTTTCCATTTAGAGAAGAAATTTACTAGCAGAGCGGCGATAGAAAAACCATCATAATCAGCATCCGCTAAAATGCCAATCTGTCCATAATTCAAATCGATTGCAGGCTCTCCAAGTTCCAGACCTATAATAGACATAAGTTCAGATAGTTCCTTGTTCTTCATAATCTCGGTGGGTTTCAATTCTCTGACATTACGAACTTTACCACGCAATGGAAATCCACCGTGAATTTCTGTATCTCGTACATTTATTAGATTGGAAATTGCTGATTGTCCTTCTGTGATAAAAAGAATTTTATCATCAAAATTTTTGGAAGATGCTGAGATATGGGTAGCTACTTTCTTTTTCTTCATACCCTTGTTGGCTTTCTTCAATGCTCGTGCCTCAGCCAACTGTTTTTTGAGAATGAGTGTTTCGATAATAGGTTGTATTATCTCATCATTCCTTAGAATTCTATTGATAAATTTCTCTTCAAGAAGTCCGTCAAAGATGGGTTTAATTTCATTTGCGTTGTTAGTAAGTCGTTCTTTCGTTTGGGAATCAAATTTGGGATCACCGACTGAATTGGTGATAGTAACGAAAGTTAAGTGATTTTTGATGTCCGATGCTCGGACTGCGATTCGATGTTTCTTTTTAATTGCTTCCTTTACAGTCCAACTAATATCACCAGAAACTATATCGTTATGTACTCCTCCACCGAAAGTATCAATACCGTTGATAAAGGATATATGTTCGTATGTTTCAGCAGGAAGAACAGCCACTTTAAACTTGTCTGTTTCAATCATCTCAAAATGATCTCCAATCTTTTTAAGATATTGCTTAAATGTACTTGCTTGAATGACACGACCATTATACTTAAAACGTATCTTTGGAAAACATACTGCTAAGTCATAGATTCGCTTTTCAATCAGTCCTTTGTGATCCTCATCAATTGCTTTCATACCGAGTTTCTCAAAGTCTGGAAAAAACGAAACATTAGTTCCAATATCACCCTTTGTCTCTGTTATCTCTGTATCAATTTCGGATAAATTATGACCACAACGAAGCCTAAAATGTTTAACTCCGTCATCAGTATGTGCAATGAATTTTCTTGAAAGAATGTTCACTAGGGTTGAACCGAGTCCGTGTGTCCCGATTGAAACGTGACCATCATCTTCAAAATTAGCTCCAGCACGTAGATTTGTGAATGCTAATTCTGCTTGAGTCTTGTTTAATTCTGGAATATCTACAACGGGAATACCACGACCATTATCAGAGATTGTGATTTTTCCGTTGTCCTCTACGTAGATTTTAATCTCATTTGCAAATTTAAAATCAGTCCTGAATCCCTCATCAATACTATTAGATACAATTTCATCA